TAGAAATGTTGCAACGAACTCAGACATAAACAGTCAGGCAACCATTGGAGAATCCGCGTCAACATCATTTGCTAGAGATTTTAATCAAAAACTTATAAATTCTTCTACAGATTTATTTGACATAAACTTAACAATACATGGAGACCCTTTCTATGTACCAAACAGTGGTAATACCAATTACATCAATCTTAAAACTGAAGAAGACCTCAAGTCAGAAGGTACAAGTTATATGGTCAATTCAGATAGACAGATACAGGTGCTGAAACAACAATTTTTAATAGAAATTACATTCATATCACCCATAGACATTAATAAAAAAGAAGGAAGTTACATTTTGCCCACAGCCACACTAAAAGACAGAGAAGGAGCACAAAGAGTTGTGAACGAATTTGGTGGCATATTTAGAGTGATAGAAATTAAAAGCGAATTCAGGGGTGGCAGATTCACACAGGTTTTGAGATGTGTTAGATCAGGAAACATGACAGTTGGTGGCAAAGATGTCAAAGTGATCACAAAGACCTACAAAATAAAAGAACCACAAAAAAATAAAAACAATAATATTGATGAAAAAGATCCTAACAATGCTTTTGATGTAAATGGTTTAGGAGGCAGTGCATAAGGAATAAAATATGGGATATAGAAACACAAGAAAATCGTACAGCATAGATCCAGCAAAGAATCCTGGACCATATGAAGCCATTGTGAGAAATGTATTAGATCCAGGATACTCAGGATCCATACAGGTAGAAATTTTAAAAACTCTAGACAACGGAGTCAGCAGTCCCACAAAGCAAGTGGTCACTTGTCAATATCTACATCCATTCTATGGCACAACTAATATTGCAGATATAAATTCTAACCCAGACTTCCGGGACAGTCAACAGAGTTACGGTATGTGGTTTGTTCCACCTGATGTGGGAAATCGTGTGTTGGTTATGTTTGTTGAAGGCAATATTAATAAAGCATTCTGGATCGGCTGTGTGCCACAGGCACTAATGAATATGCAGATCCCTGGCTCATCGCCAGCAATCACAAACACAGACACAGAAGACCCTGACTTGATTGGAAAAAAATTACCTGTGGGAGAACAAAATAAAAGTAGACATCCAGATCATCCTGTAACAAAACCACTATCAGTGCCTAAGCCAATTCACACCCAAGCAAAAACAGTGCTAGAAACTCAAGGATTACTGCAAGATGAAACTAGAGGATTAACAACATCTAGTGCAAGACGTGAAGTGCCAAGTGCGGTGTTTGGTATAAACACTCCTGGACCTTTAGACAAAGCATACAGCAACAGACAACAGAGAAGTAAAAATGCAAGAACGGGTGGTACAAGTTTTGTAATGGATGATGGTGATGACAAATTTGTTAGAAAAACCAAAGCATCACAAGGAGCATATGAATATGTTAATATTGAATCAATGGATGAAGAAACATATGCTGGTGCAGAAAAAGATGTCAGTGTGCCGCACAATGAATTATTTAGAATTAGAACACGTACAGGTCATCAAATATTGTTGCACAATTCAGAAGACCTTGTGTACATTGCCAACGCAAATGGTACAGCATGGATTGAAATGACTGCAAATGGTAAGATAGATTTCTTTGCAGAAGACAGTGTGAGTGTTCACAGTAAAGGTGATTTTAATTTTAAAACAGACAGAGACTTCAATTTACAAGCAGGAAGAGATATTAATTTAAAAAGTGCCACAGTGAATCAAGAATCAACAACGCACAATGTTCTTGTGTCTGGTGCACAAACAGTAGAAGTTACAGGACAACAAACGATTACAACTGGCAACACAAATCATTATGCTAGTGGTAATATCAATCTAGATGTTGGTGGATTAGTGAACATAGCCAATGGCATTGCTGTCGCAACGCCGGTGTCGCCTTTAGCGACTTGGAGCCTTCCAGGCGAAGCAAATCCGACCATCATGAAACGTGTGCCACAACATGAACCTTGGAGCCATCATGAAAATTATGATCCAATGGCAGTGGCTTTAATTAAAACAGATAGAAGTGAACAGGAAGATATTGTAGTTGCACAACCAATCAATATTCCAGACACATTTAAAAACGTGAGGACATAATGCCAGAAACAAGTAGAGAAGGAGATTCATTATCCACAGGACATGGTTGCGTTGGTTCAACAGTGCTTGACACTCCTGGGCAATCTAAAGTTTATGTGCAAAATAAATTAGTGGCTAGAGTGGGAGATCCTACTGTTGCACATCCTAATCCACCTAATCCACCTTGTCCAGATCACGTGGCAAATGTTAATGTTGGCAGTTCAAAGGTAATTGTTGTCAATTCACCTGTGGCTAGAGTAGGTGACAGTGCTGATGCAGGTGCAATGACATCAGGATCTGGGAAAGTTATAATAGGGGGTTAAAAATAAAGTAAATATTGTTATGGCAGAGAAAAAATTATATAAAGAGACAGTGGTAGCAGGCAAAGAGTTCAAAACACAGCCACCTAGTCAGAAAATGTACAGAGGCATAAGCACAGTAAATGAAGCAAACTCTTCATTTGCTTTGTATGATATTGGCCTTATCAAGCAAGATTTATTAAATCATTTCCATATTAGACAAGGGGAAAAGTTAGAGAATCCTGAATTTGGCACAATTATTTGGGATATACTATTTGATCCGTTAACAGATGAAGTAGAAGTTGCCTTAAAAAACAATGTTCAGCAGATTGTTGACAGTGATCCTAGAATAAGAGCAACTGCGATTGTTGTTACACCGTTTGAATCGGGTATACAGATTGAAATTGAGTTAGAATACTTGAAATACAATATCTCTGAACGACTTAAATTAACTTTTGACCAAAACAACGGATTACTGAATTAAATGCGTAGTTTATGTCATACAATAAATACTGATATTACAAAAGGACATCATGGCATCTACAGATAGACAAAACCGATTATTATTAGCAGAAGATTGGACAAGGATATATCAATCTTATAAAAATGCAGAATTTAAAAGTTACGATTTTGATACTATTCGTAGAACAATGATTCAGTATATCAGGTCTAATTATCCTGAAGATTTTAATGATTATATCGAATCATCAGAGTATCTTGCACTTATTGACTTAATTGCTTTTTTAGGACAAAATATTTCATTTAGAACAGATTTAAACGCAAGAGAAAATTTTATAGATTTAGCAAGTAGACGTGAAAGTGTATTACGTTTAGCAAGATTAATAAGTTACAATGTAACAAGAAATCAAACAGGTAATGGTTTACTTAAAGTAACAAGTATTGCAACAACAGAAAATATAATTGATAGTAATAATTTAAATCTTGCAAATCAAACAGTTTCTTGGAATGATTCAGGAAATGCAAATTGGTATGAACAATTTATAAAAGTTTTAAATGCAGGCTTAGGGGAAAATGAAAAATTTGGCAAACCAATAAAATCAGCAACAATAGATTCTATTCCTACTGCACAATATAGATTCAACACAGCGACTTTAGATACACCTGTTTACACCTTTTCAAAAAGTATAAGCGGACAAAGTTTAGATTTTGAAATAGTGTCAACAACATTTGACAATGAAAGTTTACAAGAACAAGCACCTAAAGTAAGTGAGCCATTAAGTTTTGTTCACAGAGATGATGGTAAAGGCAATTCTAGTCCTAACACTGGATTTTTCTGTCACTTCAGACAAGGTGTTTTAGATCAAGGAGATTTCACAATTACAAATCCTTCAAACAATGAATCAGTTTCGATTGATGCAAGAAATATTAATAACACAGACGTTTGGTTATATTCATTAAATGGTGCTGGAAATGAAGATACATTATGGACAAAAGTTGACAGCGTAGTTGGAAACAATGTAATTTTTAATTCTACAGCAAAATCCATTAAAGACATTTACACAGTTTTAAGTAGAGCAGAAGATAGAATACAATTAAAATTTGCTGACGGAGTGTTTGGCAATTTACCACAAGGTAATTTTAGAGTCTACTACAGAACAAGTGCAAATCAAAATTTGAGAATGGTTCCTGATGATATGCAGAATATTGCTGTAGATGTAGATTATGTTTCACAGAATAATCAAAATGAAACAATGACTTTGACATTAGGTTTACAATACACAGTTGACAATGCTACAACATCTGAATCAACTGCGAATATAAAAACTAATGCTCCAGCAACTTATTACACACAAGGTAGAATGGTTACTGCTGAAGATTACAATGTTGCACCATTAGGAACTAATCAAGAAATTATAAAAGTAAAAGCAATTAACAGAACAGCAAGTGGTATATCAAGATATTTTGATTTAATAGACGCAACAGGAAAATACAGTAACACAAATTTGTTTGGGAACGATGGTGTAATTTACAAACAAGAAAATGAAAC